ATAATAAGTTATTATCGCTAAACCGCTGGTTCCGGTGGTGCTTCTTCAGCAGGCGCTTCAGCTTCACCGGTACCCGCCTCGCCGGTATCCGCTGGCGCGCCACCGAACGCGGGCGGTTCACCAGGGGCAGCACCGCCCTCTACATCGCCACCTTCAGCAGGTGCGCCTTGTAAAGCATCTTTCCAGCCAGGCCCGGCACCTTGTATTTGCTGTAGCTCCCATTGTACTTCAGCGTCCTTACGAAGTAATTCTCTATTAGCCTTAATATCATTTTCACTCCAACCAAGATACTTCATCTGACCATATGTTGCTGAAATGAATTCATTTGCGACGAGATTATTATATGTAGCTGTTTTGAGTTCGAGCTTTTGATTTTCTCTTAACTCGTAAAAGTTAGTCGGTACATTAAATTGTAAATGGATCTGAGACTCCTTTAAGTTATACTTCTTCTTTAACCCTTTTAATTCTAAATGAGTCAAGAAGCCTCTCTTTAACCCGCTAGCGAATTGCTGCTGTAGTCTTATAATGAACTTAGCAAACTTAAGTTCTTCTCTTAAGATTTCCTGACCATCGCTGAACGTAGATTCAGGATTTAACCTATTTGTAGGTACTTTTAATGCCTTATAAAGCTTATTAACGAAATACATCAGGTCGGTTAATTCGCCTAAATTTGCACCACCTGCCAATTGAGTAACTGATGTACCTTCTGAACCTGCTCTCTTAGCAAACCAGAAAGAGTCTAACATCGATTGCGGGTTGAACTTCTGCACTGCCCCTTGTTGATTAACATCGAAAGTCTTCTTAGACCAATACTGCTGCATTAGTTTTCTAAGATACGCCTCAGCTTTAGGCGGTGACATGTTACCAACATCAACGTTAAACACTAGGCGCTCCGGTGCTCTAACTAAGCGATAGATAACAATGCTATCTTCGACGAGCGATAATTGACGATATGCTCTACGTGCGTTCTCGATAAAGGGTAATCTAAAGGTTTTATCTTGATTCCATATACCAGAGTTTATATATGATACTTGATTATCATCTAGCGGTACTAATTCTACCTTTTCAATCTTCGTAGGCTTATTAGGATCGAAAACAGGCTTGCGTAATATAAAGCCTTTAATAAGCATGTTCTGGATGTTGTCATACACTGCATCGACGAGGTCAGATGGTAAATGTACAACACCTAGAATACCTTCATCAGCATACTTTTTATGTATAATGTGTTCGAAAAATACTTCACCCTCAATAAGCATTTGCCTAAAGTACTCAAATCCCTTTTTTTCAAGATTATAGTAATCAATATACTTTTCGAATTCAGTTGTTATCTTACCTTTATCACTATCATCTAATATTGTGTTTCTAAACTCGAGATTGACGATGTTTCCATTTTCATCCTTATTTACAACCTCATCGCAGATCTCATCTAAAGCATCAGCAATTTCGGCAAATGAAGCCATTACTCTATAGTCACGGAGTCTACCACCTTTGTTCTCTTCAATGTTAGCATAAACAAGTTCTGCATATTGAGTTTCAGTACCGAATTGACCTGGCGCTACATTATTATAATCATTATTATAAAGAACGGATTGACCGGCCAATGCTTCAGTCCTCTTTATACCAGTATCTTGGAATACTTCGTACTTAGGATTTAAATTACTGATTATATCATTCGCATTAGGGGTCTGATAAGGTAGTTTATTAGCGATATTTCTAAAAATATCTGATTGAAAGAATGATCTTTTATTTTCGTCGGCCATGGCTTATTAATATTTAATAATTAGTTAACCTTAATAAAGGTCGTATTACCACTAAATGTCTGCGTCTCTAGCGTTGTATCACTGAATGAGTAACCAGCTTTATTATAAGGTATAAACCTCACGCTACCGGCCCCGCCTGTCAGCACGGGCATGTTTAAGCTAATGACATTATCATTTAATATTGTAAAGGGTATTGATTGCCCAGAGATCTCTGATTGTCTCGTTGTCGCAGGAAGCGATGTTAATGACGAGTACATACTATCATTGGTCGAGCTAAACAATACTGTTTCGGTATTAGTGAATCCGGTACCGTTAAGAAGAATAGTACCTGCACTGGTAGAGCTTACTTGAGATGTTGTTAATGTTATATCATCATATAACTTAACTCCGTTATAGAATATATCTGTAATATGCGGAGAACCAGATAGTTCGAATGATTCAGTTGGTAGGCTGGCGCTGGCCATACCATCGTAATCAGATATTAGATCAACAGCGTTAAAGTTTTGATCTATATAAAATATATTCCCAACAGGCTCATCTTCATCTTTAAATAACCAACCCTTAATAGTGAATGACGTATCAGCTGTTATACGAGCCTTTTGCGATGCATTTAGTTCAGTAGGATAATTTAAACCAACATTACCGTCCCATAGTACTTCAGATCGTATCTCTTGATCAACTGATAAATTAAACGCTTCTGGTACCTTCCAAGAGATAACCACGTAAGGATTTGCAAATGGTATAAAATTGCTTAAGATCTGGTCTAAGTCTGTCTGATACCTACTTAGGATAGAAACACCGACTGTTATGTTAACAGGTACCGGTGCTTTAATATGTCTAGAAGTCTTTTCCTCTCCGCTTGTACCAGAATAATAAAAACCGTCTAGTTTATTAAAAACTCTGCTTGTATCGCGTGCTACACTCTTAATACTAACCGCAACAACGGGTAAGGTAATGGTTTTATTCTCATTGATAATATCATGCATCACTCTCTCTTTTGGGGCATAAACATAGCGAACATTGATCTTATCGACCTCGGATCTATTTTTATTATATCTACCTATAACGATATCATCAAACGCAGCAATAAACTGCGTGATAACATCCTTGATCTCAAAATGGAAAGCGCGACTCTTCACTTAATTATTTATCCCATGGAAAGACATACCACGCATCACCTTCATGCTCTATACCGTAATACCCATCCTGCCACTGTGATGATTGTCTTCTTACACACGCTGAATAGTAAATCTCACCAAGCTCTCCTCTCTCAAAATGATGGGCAAGGTATTCGCTAACTTCCTTGAACGTTCTTCCTGAATCATTTATATCATCTACTACTAAAACATTTCCGAAGAGATTTGAATACCCGTAGAATTCAGTAGACTCTACCTCTCTTGTTCTTACACCCAACATCTCCATTCGCGGCTTTTCTAGACTATAACTCATTATAGTAGCAGGTACCATCCCACCCCTAGCAATACCTAAAATAGTATCGATAACAATACCCTCGCTCTTAAGTTGATCTAAAATGCTCTTACAGCATTCAGTTACCTCATCCCATGATAGATGCTTTAATTCAGTACTTTCGGCCATATTATAATTATAGGCCATTTATTGCAGTTATCAAGTATTTATCCGCTATAAGTCTTTGAAAATAAAGTCAATAGATCGGCTTTATCTGTAACATTATACACCCCACGGTCAAGTGATTGCTGTATCTCCTGAGCTAGCTTTTTAATTAACCCTTTCAATTGAGACTTCTTCATAACACCGTAACCCTTTACCTCTACCATTACATCCTCTTCATCAGAGGATAAATCAGCACTAGTAGACATTCTGGCAGCATTAGGAGTACCTCTACCGGCTAAACCACCAAACTGAGCCATGTTACTGTTCTTTAAATCTGCACCAGGTGCATACTTAGAGTTATTACTAGAGCGCTGTTGCATATCAGCTAAACCTCTATAGCTCTCGAATAAAGACTGATTATCGCTTGTCCACATATTATTATTTATACCATATCAATAAATCTCTCTATTAATTCTTCCCATTCAGCACATTCAATCTCGTATTTGTTACCTGTATACTTCTCATTACACTCGTTAATATCTTGTTCGGTATAGTCTAGACGGCTACCTGGTACATTCTGAATCTGTGACTGTACCCAATGTCTATACTCATGAACTAGACTTTTTATGAAATACACCCTACGCTCGTTCTTTGTCGTGCACCCAGTACAGTTTAACGCTACCTCTATCTCATCCTCACCCCAAAAGTACTGAGAATCAACCCCCTTACACCCCTTTACAGCAACCTCATATACCCACCACTTTCTAGTATTAACTAGATTATTAGTAATAAAGATTAGATAATTTTCCAGCTTCTTCTTATCGATATCATACTTCTTAAACTTCTCGCGAATATCTTTAGTACATTTAAGCTTTACAATTATCATAGATTACAATAATATTATATCACAGTTCCCTTTTCATATAAAGAAAGCCCGGCGCCGGAGGCGCAAAAAAAATTCCGGCAGCACTCGCAGAGCACCCGGCCGGAATCGTATACCGCTCTTCGGCGGATTAAAATTAGCAATAACCCATATAGCGCGCTTCCCAAGCAGCCTTTTCTTCTGCAGAAACAACGCCGTCCTTATTAGTATCAGCCTCATGATAAACAACTTCTTGTTCTTCTTTAGCAAATACAGCAGCAATCTCTTTAACTAACTTCGCCTTAGAGTATCTCTTATCAATCTCAATACCTTTAGTACGGCCTAGTTCTTCAAGTGCATCTTTGGATAATTGTTTTAAAGTCTCTTTTGTCATACAAATATTTAATGGGCCTTTAACTAATTTATAGAAAAATATGTTAAATATCAGTATAAAGCAATTATTACAAAAGTGATCGACGGTGATACTGTTGATGTAGATATCGATTTAGGATTTGAAGCATGGCTACGTAATCAGCGTATTAGACTTTACGGCATTGATACGCCAGAGTCTAGAACGTCTGATAAGGTAGAGAAGGTGTTTGGTAATCTTGCTAAGAGTAAGATATTAGAATTTTGCCCTGTTGGCTCTTCTATAATACTGCAAACGAAGACAGATGATAGTAGAGGCAAATATGGGCGTATTCTAGGAGAGCTTATTGTAGATGGTGTTAATGTCAATCAATACATGATAGATAATAACTATGCTGTTGCGTACTTTGGAATGTCGAAATCTGATATAGCGCAGAAACAGCTAGACAACCGCCAGGTAATACTAGAGCGCGGTGAAGTAGAATTATAGCACTAACTGACGGTAACCGCGGGAGCCTGAGCCTGTACGGGCGAAGGGGAGCCTGTATATACAGAAATTCCGCGCGCGAAAAAAATTTTTGTAGCATGGGGCTCCCAGCTTCCCATTCCCGTTCTCTATAGTCAGAGAATTCTAATGGCGTGGTCTCTGAGAAGGGTTCTCTCTCAGACAC